GAAGAAGCTCCTGTGGCTCGGAGACAAAGATAAGACGCTGAACTACAGCCCTGCAGCCGATGAGATGGTGCTGACTGTCCACCGCTGGTTTGCCAACAAGTCCTGTCCCGGCGACTGGATGTATGCCCGGATGGGCGACCTTGCCTCGAAGGTCACAGCGGCCCTCGGCGGCACGACCACTACACCGAAGCAGCTCTATCGCGTCCGCAAGACGTGGTCGGATTCCAAATCGCAGAAGGGCGCTTATAAAATCCTTGCCAATGCAAAAGCGTGTGCTGATAAGAATCCGGGATACTCCGTTTTCGATACTGACGGGAATGCCGTCTACACATCCGAGACAGACTCTGCCGGTGTTCCCGGTGATACCACCTTCAAGGTTCGGGTGTCTGTTCCTGACCTGAACATCCGCACCGGGCCGGGGACAAACTATGCGGCCACCGGTCGTTTCACCGGTGCCGGGGTCTTCACCATCACTGCCGTGCAGTCCGGGCAAGGCTCTGACTTCGGCTGGGGCAAGCTCAAGTCCGGCGCGGGCTGGATTGCGCTGGATTACGCCAAGCGCGTATAATCGCATAAACCATTCTGGGCCTATGGGAGAAATCCTGTAGGCCCTTTTTTCTATTTTTGATACAAATATCCGCTCAAAACGGCCTCCCACCTTCAGTGGGAACTGAAGGATAAGCCTTCGGATTGGAGGTCGCTATGACAAACGAACAGAAATACAAAATCGCGGAGCTCCGCCAGTCCGGGTACGGATACGCCAATATTGCTGATGCGCTCGGTCTGACCAAGAATCAGGTCTCTGCCTACTGCCGCAGGGCAGGGCTTACCGGCACCAAGGCCGCTGTGGGCATGACCGATGTTCCTGCTTCAAACTGCTGCCGTAACTGTGGCAAGCCGCTGATGCAGGTCGCCGGTAGGAAGCCTGTCAAGTTCTGCTCGGACGCCTGCCGCATCCACTGGTGGAATACGCATCCGGATGCTGTGGATAAAAAGGCGTTCTACGATTTCACATGCGCTTGCTGCGGGAAGCCCTTCCGGGCCTATGGCAATTCCCAGCGGAAGTACTGCTGCCATGCCTGCTATGTTCAGGCTCGGTTCCGAGGTGGTGATGGCCATGACTGAGGAGCAATTCGACCGGGAGAAACGGTATCAGGCCAGCATGAATATGTTCCGGACGATGCTGAAAAACGGTCTCATCACCGAGGAACAATACGCCATAATTGATACAAAAATGCTGGAAAAATACCGGCCATTATTGGGAACATTATTTTCAGAATCTACTTGCTATTCCGGGCTTTCAGAGCGATGTATAGTACCGGAAAGGAGCTGATTTCATGCGAAAAGTAAGCAAAATCGAGCCGATTTCTCCATCGCTCCCGACCCGTAAGAAGGTCGCTGCATACGCCAGAGTTTCGATGGAGACCGAACGGCTCAACCACTCCCTGTCAGCGCAGGTCAGCTATTACAGCAATCTGATTCAGAGCAATCCGGAATGGGAATACGCTGGCGTCTATGCGGACAATGCGGTCACCGGCACAAAGTCCTCCAGCCGCGAGGAATTCCAACGGATGCTGGAGGATTGCGAAGCCGGGAAAATCGACATCATCCTGACGAAGAGCATCTCAAGATTCGCCCGGAACACAGTCGACCTTCTGGAGGCCGTCCGCCACCTGAAGGAGCTGGGCATCGAGGTTCGGTTTGAAAAGGAGCACATCAATTCCCTGAGCGGCGACGGTGAGGTCATGCTGACTCTGCTGGCCTCCTTCGCACAAGAGGAAGTCCGGAGCCTCTCGGAGAACGTGAAATGGGGCACCCGGAAGCGCTTTGAGCAGGGCATCCCCAACGGACGGTTCTTGATTTACGGCTACCGTTGGGAGGGCGACCATCTGGTCGTTGAGCCGGAAGAGGCAAAAATCGTCCGCCTCATCTATGACAATTTCCTGAAGGGTCTCTCGGCAGAGGCAACGGAAAAACAGCTGGAGGAGATGGGCGTGAAGTCCATGAAGGGAATGCATTTCCCCAACAGCTCCATTCGGGCCATCCTCAAAAACATCACCTACACCGGGAACTTGCTCTTCCAGAAGGAATACACCCTTGACCCCATCAGCAAAAAGACCCGCAAGAACCATGGGGAGCTTCCGCAGTATTTCGTGGAGAACACCCACGAGGCCATCATCCCGATGGAGACCTATCAGGCGGTGCAGGCTGAGATTGCACGGCGGCGTGAGCTCGGCGCTCTGGCCAACTGGAGCATCAACACCAGCTGCTTCACCTCGAAAATCAAATGCGGTCTTTGTGGTGCCAGTTTTGTACGCAACACCCGGAAGAACCGGGCCAAGACCAGTCAGCTTGGGGAACGTTACACTTTCTACGGCTGCGGCACAAACAAGCGTAAGGGAGAACACTGTTCCTCCGGCACGATACGCGAGGATGTTCTGAAAGAGGAATGCGCCAAGGCGCTCGGCCTGCCGGAATTTGACGAGGAGACCTTCTCAGAACGGGTCGAAAAGATTACGATTCCAACCACCGGCACGATGCTCTTCGAGTTTACCGATGGGAGCTCCCTTGAGCATCACTGGAGCCGGAACGCAAAAAAGGAGAGCTGGACAGCCGAACGGCGTAAGGCGGTCAGTGAGTACCGGCGCAGTCGGGAAACCGGATGGAAATGCTATCACACCTTCACCCACTTCATCAAATGCGGGCGCTGCGGAGCAAACTATCGCTGCCAGACGCACAAGCGCGTGGACGGGACGGTAGTACGCTCCTGGTACTGCTCATCGCCGACAGCGGTGGGCTGCTCCAAGGTCGGCATCCGGGAGGACACGCTCAAGGCGCTCATAGCAGACGTGATGGGCTTGCCGGAGTTTGATGAGGAGCTTTTCAATCAGCAGCTGGCTTACGCAACGGTGCCCGCAGACAATCAGATTGTCTTTCACTTCCGGGATGGGCACGAGGCTTCCAGAACCTTCGTCCAGAAACGCCAAATGCCACGCCAGACCGAGGAGAGGAAGAAGCACATGAGCGAGGTCATGAAAGCGAAATGGAGGGAACGCCATGCCGAAAACGACTAAGAAGATTACCACCATCCCGGCTACGCTGACCCGCTTCACAGCTACGCCTATCACGGAGCAGAAAAAGCGCCGGGTCGCCGGTTATGCGCGTGTTTCCACTGACCACGACGACCAGTTCACCAGCTATGAGGCCCAGATTGATTATTACACCAATTACATCAAGAGCCGGGACGATTGGGAGTTCGTCGACGTCTATACGGACGCAGGCATCACGGGCACCAGCACCAAGCACCGCGAGGGCTTCAAACGCATGGTCGCGGATGCGCTGGCCGGAAAAATCGACCTCATCGTGACCAAGAGCGTCAGTCGATTTGCCCGAAACACCGTAGACAGCTTGACCACCATCCGCCAGCTCAAGGAGGCCGGTGTTGAGGTCTATTTTGAAAAAGAGAACATCTGGACATTCGACGGTAAGGGTGAGCTGCTCCTTACCATCATGTCCTCGCTGGCACAGGAAGAAAGCCGCAGCATTTCCGAGAACTGCACATGGGGCCAGAGAAAGCGATTTGCAGACGGAAAGGTCAGTGTTCCATTCCAGCGTTTCCTTGGATACGACCGTGGCCCGGACGGAAATCTGGTGGTCAACCGGGAGCAGGCGGCCATTGTTCAGCGCATCTACGCCATGTTCCTTCAGGGCATGACCTACAACGGCATCGCCCAGCAGCTCACGGATGACGGCATCTTGTCTCCCGGAGGAAAGCCCAAGTGGAACACCTCGGCGGTCAAAAGCATCCTGTCAAACGAGAAATACAAGGGCTGCGCTCTCCTGCAAAAGACCTACACCGTCGATTACCTGACGAAGAAAAAGAAGGTCAATGAGGGCGAAATCCCGCAATACTATGTGGAGGACAACCACGAGGCTATCATCGACCCGGACACCTTCGAGATGGTGCAGCGTGAGATGGAGAAGCGCGGCAAGGGCCGGAAATACCATAGTGGCGTCCACACCTTCTCCAGTAAAATCCGCTGCGGTGAGTGCGGCAGCTGGTACGGCTCAAAGGTATGGCACTCCAACAGCAAGTACCGGAAGGTCATCTGGCAGTGCAATCACAAATTCGACGGCGACAAGCATTGCAGCACTCCGCACCTGACCGACGACATCATCCAGCAGGCTTTCCTGTCGGCGGCAAATAAGCTGCTGGCCACCAAGGATACGGTCATCGCGGATGGCCGGGAGATGATGGCCCTGCTCTTTGACACCACCGACTTGGAGCGAGAGCAGGAAGAACTCCAGCAGGAAACGCAGGTGGTCTCCGATATGGTTCAGCAGTGCATCTACGAAAATGCCCACATTGCCCTCGACCAGACCGAATACCAGAAAAGCTACGACGGCCTGACCGAGCGTTTTGAGAAGGCCAAGGCCCGACTGGACGCGGTCACAGCCGAAATCCATCAGATGCAGACCCAGCGGGCCAGCATTGAGGATTTCCTGAAAGCCTTTGCTGCCATGCCGGATGAGCTGACCGAATTCACGCTGGAGAGCTGGCACGGGCTGGTGGACTACGGCACCGTCTACGCTGTCGACGACATCCGCTTCACCTTCAAAAACGGACAGGAAGTCAAAGCCTGACCCCAGAAACGAAAACGGCTCCCTGCCGCTGGAGGTTATCTCCGGTAGCAGGGAGCTTGATATTATGTCCTTTCTTATATTTTGTAGTAGCCCGGATTAGCATTAATTACATACTTCGCAAATTGAATCCCAGTCTCAACCCAGTCCTCACTAATATGACTCATGTCATCGTTCCTTTGATGTATCTCATAATCGTCACCTGCAAGAAACTTGAATTCATAAAGAAATTCCTCAAAGTTTGTAGTTGCTCCACGAACATCAATATAGGCAGGTCTTCCTTGGTAATTCGATTGAGCGTACCAATGAATCGGCCTCCCTTTTTTATCGAGAATCTCATAGATGTCGTAATTAAACTTTTCTCTTAATTGCTTAGCAAACAGGTCACAAGAACCGTGAAGAAATATCTGTGCACTACTATCTTCATAGGGACATGGGAGGTCGGCATCGCAAGGAATTATCTCACACTTACCGAAAGTAACCTTATCCAGCTCCCGTTCAAAGTCCACTGACAATCTACCATCAATAAATAAACCTTTATGATAGTCTCCGTTGCCAAAAGGAATCATATTGCTTCTACATATCATAAATTACCCTCTGCTTGAAACCTTGCCAACACGTCAAGCATATGCTTGCCAATGGTTTTCGGGTCATAGTTATTTGCCTCACAGATGAAACGCAGCCCATCCGGTGTGAGTAGTCTGCCATTATCCCTGTCTTTCTTCAGTTGTTCGTATTCTTCCAGCTGCTTTTTGCTGATTGTCGGCATTACTGTACCTCCATATTTCTGTGAATGTCAAGATAATAATAGCGCCGGTTCCTGAAAACCGACACCCCTAATCAGACCGACACCCCTTTGACCCCTTCGACACCCCTTTGGTCAAGCCGCCGTGCTTTGTATCAAATTTTGCGTCTTGATTTCATAGACCCGGCCACTATATGGTTCGAGAATTTCTACCAAAGTCTTAACCACACAGGACGGAGTATAGAACTCGCCTGCGTTTCGCCCTTCCTGTTCCGCAAACTTCATCAATGT